TACAGCGAAAAAGAAAGATATGCCATTTTAAGTATTTAAAATGTATTCATGTATAAAGAATGATGAGTGTATAGGTTCTTTTTATCTACCATTACACTTCGAATTAGGTAAAAGTAAAAAGAAAAAATATGCTCTTAACTTAAACACTTATAGAAATTTACATCATCAAGTAAATAATAATTTAAAAATTAAAGTTTCAGAGTATATAAAAAACTTTGTATTAATTTTACCTATAAAAGAACCAGTAAAGATAGATTATATTATCTACCCTGGTTCAAAGAGAAGAATGGATTTAGATAATATGGTAGTTATTGCAAAGTATGTACAAGATGGTTTAGTTAGTTCAGGTATTTTGGAAGATGATGACTATACTCATATAGTTAATATATCTTTTCAAGTTGGTGGATTAGATCCAGATAAAAAAGGTTATTGTAAAGTTATTATAAGGAGAGTATAAATGCATATTACAATGAATAATGTAGAGCTTAAAGAAGCTGTTGAGTTATGGTTAGAAAACGAAGGTTTAACACCAGATAGATATAACATTGAGGTTAAATTTGTTGCAGGTAGAAATGGTAACGAAGGTAGAATTGAAGTTAATGCTCAGAAAAAAGTTAGTGCAATTTTAGAAGATAAACCAGAAATAACAGAAGTAGAAGAAAAAGAAGATATTAAAGAAGATCCCTTCAATAATGAACCAGAAGTAAAAGAAGTAGAAAACAGACCTACTGTAAAGAATTTATTTAATACACAAGGAGTATAATATGAGAAATGAAATTGAAGTAAAAAATGAATTAAAAGAATTAGCAGTTAAACTTATCGGAGCTATCGCAATTAAAGATTATAATAATACAAAAATTGCTACAAAAAATATTAGGAAACTTACTCTTGAGATTGCAGAGATTGGTAAAGAATATAGACAAGTTACATCACCAAAAGCAATAAAAGAAGCTAAATCAAATGAAAGCTAATTTAATCTATTATACCCCTTTATGGGTAGTTGCAAATGGTATAAGACAAAGTCATGGTACTACGGACAAAGCAGATAGCTTTATGTTAACTACTTTAAAAGATTGTCCTTATTGTACTTGTACAAAGTTTCATGAAGTATTTACACAAATATCTGCAAATTGTGATTATATATGTGCTAATTGTGGTGCTTTAATGAGCAAACATGTAGGAGAAAAAGATTATGCTCTTATTAAACGAGTAGGTTTTCAATTTAAACATGAGAGTGTACTTGAACATTCAATGTTATCATTTGAGTTTGAAGCAAGTAGAGCTTTATTACAAGAATTATCAAGGCATAGAATTAGTGTAAGTCCTACAATCAAATCTACGAGATATACATTAAATGAACTTAGAAAAGAACAGTGTTTTAATTGGGTACATGGTAGAGAAGTAGTTTATGAAAGAGCCAGTAAATATCTATATCTGGTTCTAGATGAAAAAGGTAATCTTTACAATAATGTAAATCACGCAAGTATTAAAGCACTTGAAAATTTAAGACAGCTAGTAGTAAGTAAAAAATTCAGTAATGATAAATTAAAATATGCTTTACCAGAAGCATACAAATTCAAAGGACAAGTAACTTTTAATTTAAGAAGCTTAATACATTTACTTGAATTAAGAATTGACAAATCAGCTTTACAAGAATTTAGAGATTTAAGTATAGCAATAATAGATGAATTAACTGAAGATTACAAAGAGTTAATTTTATCTAATGATAAAATAAAAATAAACTATTTAAAAGGATAATTAATGAAAAAAGAACTTATATATAAAAGTAATATTACATCACCTAACACAGGAAAACCATTTTTAGTTAAATTAATTGAAAAACAAAGTGTATGCGCATTACAAGAAGGGATATTAGACGCAGTAATTGTATATGATATTGAAGAGAAAAAATATATTGCAATCAGTAATATTCTGTTTAAAGAACAATTTACTTTAGTAAAAGAGCCAGAAAATGAAGAGAAAGAAAATGTTTCTGTAGATCAAGATTTAGAGTATTTAAAAGATTTAGCTAATATATTAGATGATCTTATAAATAAGTTAGATTAAAGGTTTTTAAGATATAATTCTTTTTTAAAAAAGGATACATAATGAAATATACTATACAAAGACATCCAACTAATCAAACATATAGAATTATTTTAGTAAAAGAGTTATCTTTTAAAAAAGTAATTACTGACTATATGTTTGAAAATAAGCAAGATGCTTATAATTATATAACATCTTTAGGAGAGATAAACAATGAAGAAAAAGCAAGGATTATTACAACAACTTGAGGATCTATATAAAAAAGATCCTTATTTTCTTCTTGTAAATACAGCTAAATCTTTAACGAAAAAATTAAATATTAGTAGTGCTACTTTATATGTTTATTTAAATAAATTAAATATAACTAAAAAACAATCTATAATAAATCTAGTAAAAAATAATCCTCCGTATACTATAAGTGCTTTTGAATTAATTAAAAAATATAATTTAAATAATGTAACTGTTGCTACTTTAAAAAGATACTCTAAAAAAATACATGGAATGCCTTACTATGATTTTAATAAAAAGAAAGAATTAGAATTACAAGAAGAAATACAAGAAATGCTAGAAGAATATGAATTTCCTTTATTACAATTAGGTAGAGAAAAAATTATTCAGTATTTAGGTATAAGTAAAAATAAATATTATAAAATCAAACGTAATAAACGTTGGTCCATAAAAAAAGAATATAAAAAATTATTCAGTAGATATCCTTTAGAAGAATACTCTCGTACAGAATTAGCAACTATTATAAATAGACATCCAGATACTATAACAGAATGGGTACATAAATTAAATCTTTCTCGTAAACATAAAAAAGCTATATCGATGAATGTCATTAAAGCTAGAAGAGAACGTTATGGTAGATTACCTGTTAAAGAACAGCGTAAAAAAATACCTTATAAGCAATTTAAAGTATGGTTTGAAAATAAATTATTGAGCCAGAAAGAAATATCTGTTAAGGAAATAAAAGAGTATTTAAATAGAATAGATATTGCTAAAGTTATTTATTATATTAAAAATCATTATGGATTAATTAATTATACCTTTGACCATGTACAATTAAAATATATATTAAAGGAGAATAATGATTTATAAAGAATATATAGAACAAGAAATTGTAAAAGAATTAAAAGCTAAAAAATATACATATAAAATAGCACAATGGCATAGTGCTAAATGGACCAATACAGAAGTAGTTATTCTTACTGGTTCAGGACATAAAGTGTATTATTCTGGGGGTAATACAATGCTTTGTATAAGTAAAAATAATTTTAAAGTAATTATTAAAAGAGGTATTACAAAAGATATAAAAAACATTTATGAAGAACATTACAAAAAATAAAGGAGAATTAATGAGTGATATTAATAAAACATTACAAGAGCGTGGACTTAAATATGGAGCATTTAAAGATTTTAGTGAAATTAGCCAGAATTTAAAAGACATAGTTTATTTAAATTTAAATTTAGACCCTAAAATGCCTGAAATAAATAATGTAATTGTAGAAGGTATAGATATGATATGTCATAAGTTAGCAAGAATTGCTAATGGTAATCCATATTATTTAGATTCTTGGAGAGATCTATCAGCATATGCTAAATTAGTTTGTGATGAATTAGAAATTACAGAAAGAGCAGTAGATGTAAAAACTATAAATATAGTAAGAACTAAAGACGAATGGACACCTGTTGAGGACAATTAAATGATATCATATTTTAGTATAGATTTTCTAATTTATTTAGGTAGATGGATTTTATCAGGAATAATAATGCTAGTACCTTTATGGTATTTAATTAAAACAAAGTGTTGCGAAGGGAAATATCAAGAATATATTCATTTAATTCTGGTTCAATTAATTGGATCAATTATATTCTGGTATGTTGATCAATGGATATTTAAAGGATAATTTATGAATATTTTAAAATCTATTGGAGTTACTATTATTATAGTTGCTATGTGGATTTCTAGTATGTTGTTAGGATATATATTTGCAATTATAGGTACTATTTTCTTTATAAGTTTTATAGTATATAATATTATCTCAGCAATAAATGATAAAGAAATTTCAGATATATTTTCTAAGTATGAATAATAAAGAAGTTTAGTTATAGACTAAACATTCTTTCTATTCTACTATATGGATTTATTAAGTTTTCAGCTTCTTGATAAAAGTGAATTTGTCTATTAGTAATAATATCTATTAATGGTTTATTATATGTTTCATATATTTCAGGAACATCTACTAATTCATTAATAGCCCCTAATTTTAAAAGACCTTCTGGTTTTTCTTTTAACGTTTGTATCATTACTTTTATAGAACCAAATAAGAATTTAGAAAACATCAATGCGCCTACATCACTTAAATATTTAATTATTTTATTTTGGTTTAAATTATAATTTATAAAATATTGATCTGCTTTTATTAATGCTTCTTTAGATGAAATACCTTGTTTCATATAATAATCCATCAAAGTTTGTTTAGCTACAACATCTCCATATTGCATTATTTTCATGGCTTTTTTAAAAGGTGAAGATTCCTCAGCTATAAATATTGTTTTTAATAAACTTTTAGTTTGAGAAGGTAATTTATTCCCTACATATTGTTCAAATTTATATTCAAGTATATTAGAATTATTTATATCAGAAATAGTTGTATCTTCAATAATAGAACCAATAGCACCACTTTCATGTAAAGTATTTAATCTATTTCTTTTAATAGATTTTTTTAAATAATTAAATTCTAACTTTTCTTGCT